GGCTAAGAAAGCCAAGACCGTAAAACCAAGTTTTAAGAAACCGAAAGGAGAGGAAGCGGGTATGGACAGTAATAAACAGTGGTATCGGTTGGTTTCCCCCGTAATAGAGAATGGACGACTTCTGCATGGCAGAGGCAAACGTATTCCTATGAAGGAAGCTATTCGACTTGGCTTGGTCAAAAAGGAAGTAATCGTTAAAGATAAGATCAAGAAACGGGTTGAAAGAAAGAAAGTTAAGAAAGCAAAAAAGAAAGAGATCGAGACCAAACCCCTTGTTGAGGAAGGCACCGTTAAGAAAGCTTTCAAAGAAGAGGATGTAACACCAGGGAAGAAACGAGAGATTGAGAAACTAACTCATAAACTGAGTTTGGAAGTTATAGATAAAAAAGAAAAGGAGGGTGAAAACTAATGGCTGGTTCAAAAACTGATTGGTATGAAAACATTGTTATTCAGCACCTATTTGAGTCCGATTATACGGCTCCTGACCCACTGTATGTTGGGTTGTTTCTTCAAAGTGCGAAACCGACCGATGCTGGTGGTGGTACAGAGGTGACTGGTGGCTCTTATGCACGGGTGTCGATAGCTAGGGCTAGTGGCTGGACTTCGGCAGGTAGCGCTACAGAGAACACCAACGATATTACTTTTCCAGAGGCTTCGGCTTCCTGGGGAGAGGTTGGTGCCTTTGCATTGTTTGATGCTGCAACGGTTGGTAATATGCTCTATTGGGGCGATCTTACTACCCCGAAAACCATCGACAACGGCGATACTGCTAAGATACCTGCCGGTGATTTAGATATCACCGAGGATTAAGCTGCCGTTCTATCTTTAGCTAAAGGATTGCTAAATCTTGCAAGATTGGCGGGTTTAATAGACCTGCCTTTCTGCATAAAAGAAAGGAAGTGAAAGCAACTAAATGGCTGATCAAATAAGACGACCAACCGGGGATGATGCAGAAAGCGGTATATGGGAACCTGAACCTTCTTCACCTACTACTAAGTGGGATAAGGTAGATGAAGCAAGCGCCGATGATGATAGTACCCTGCTAGAAAATGAAAGGGACGAGGGCTATATAACCTTTGGTTTCCCCGTGTTTACTATACCGGCTGGTGCAACTATAGATAGTGTTCTAGTAGGCTACCGGCATAAAGCGTTGTCTGCCAGCGCCAATCTTATAAGTTCTGTTATTACAGTAAACGGTACAGTATATGAGATAGATAGTGGTGTAAAACCGGCTGATGGTGTTTGGAATACAAGGGAATACGAATATACCGTAAACCCTTGATGGTGTTTGGAATACAAGGGAATACGAATATACCGTAAACCCTGATACCTCAAGCGCTTGGACGATTGACGACCTTAACGGTGTCGGTAGCAATCCCTTAGAGGCTTTTGGTATCAACTCAGAAGATTCCCAACCAGCGGTTTTTTGTACTCAGGTCTACATGGTGATTAATTATATGCCTGCTGGTGGGGGAGAAGTAACCTTAGCCGGGTTATCTGATGGTGTTTGTATTACCACTAACATACCTGCTATGACAGCGATTAGAGAGTTTATTGGTAGCTCTGATGGCGTTTGTATTGTATCTGCTATTCCTGTACTAAAGGCATCTTATGACCTTAGTGGTGGACAGTCTGATGGTGTGGCAACAGTTAGCGATATACCGGCAATCAAGATATCGTTTGACCTCAGTGGTGGTTCCTCAGATGGCTTATCACTTGCCGGAGATATCCCTGCTCTAACAGCAATACGGAAATTTATTGCTTCTTCTGCTGGTGCAACAACGGTATCCAACATACCGGCTATGCAGGCAATCCGTGAGTTAATAGGAGCAGCCGATGGATTATCAACCGCTAGTATTCTTACTATGAAATGTGCGCTTGATATTGGTGGTGCATCGGACGGTCTATCTACTGCTGGTATCCCCGTTATGGTGTCTACCCGTAAATTAGGCGGTGCCTCAGACGGCGCTTGTATCGTTTCCGATATACCTGAGATAAAGGTATCTATCAATATTGCTGGTCAGTCAGACGGTCTATCAACCTCTGGGGCAGCGGTCAAGGTATCGAAGACCTTTATAGGGTTAAGTGCTGGTGTCGGGGCGCATAGTCCTCCGACCGAGTTGAAGGTTACTAAAGAGCTTATCGGAGATTCGGATGGTTTATCAACCGTTACCGGTGTTCTTAATATTCTCAAGAAATTTGCTGGTGCAAGTGACGGCTTATCAACTGCCTCAGCTACGGTTGACAAATCAATTGCTCTTTCAGGAGCATCAAGTGGTGCAACTACGGTTGCCAATATACCAACCCTAAAGCTTGTAAGAGAGTTTACAAGCTCTATCTCTTGTTCCTCGGTTGTTGCCAATGTACTTATCAAAACTAATTGTCCGTTTGACGGTACCAGTGATGGTACCTCAACCGTTGGTGGTCTTCTTAAGGTTCTTAAGGAGCTTACAGGTGCTAGTGATGGTACCTCTACTGCCTCTGCTACGTTAAAAGCGTCCTTAGACCTTGCAGGAGCCTCCGATGGTACCTCGACAAGCATCGCTACCTTAAAAGTCCTTACAGGGCTTGTGGGAGCGTCTGATGGCATTTCTACAGTGGTAACCAATGTCAAAGTTACAAAAACCTTTATAGGAGCCTCGGACGGTACAAGTACAGCGGTTGCAACTATAGAAGAGGTTACGTTACTAGCCGGAGCGAGTGACGGGTTATCTACTGTTGCCGGTCTTGTTAAGGTACTTTCAAAACTTATTGGAAGCTCTGCCGGTACATCAACGGCTAGTGCTACTGTTACTGTTCCTGGTGAAGGGGAAGTTAATCTAGCAGGAGCAACTGATGGTACATCTACCGCTGGAGCAGACGCTAAGATAACTACTACATTTATCGGAGTTTCGGCTGGTATTGCTACAGTAGGCGCTACTGTCAAGGTCTCTAAAGAGATATACGGTTCCTCGGAGGGTACGAGTACCACAACCGCAACCATGACTGAGGCAACAATATTGCTTGGTGGTTCAACGGGCGGTTCTACGGCAATAGTAGCTCGTATGGCTGCTATCAGGGAATTGGCTGGTAGTTCAGATGGTTCCTCAACGGTTGCTGCTACCGTAATACCAATTGTTGAGCTGATAGGTCAATCGGCTGGTTTATCTACTGTAAGTGCTACGGTTACCGGTGTACTAGGGCTTGGTGGTATCTCAAACGGTACGACTACTGTTGTAGCCCTTACAAAGGTAACCAAGGTCTTTGTCGGAGCATCAAACGGGATAGCTGCTGTTACTACTGTAAATATCAAACTAGCTATGAAACTTGCTGGTTTGAGTACTGGGTTGTCAATAGCAACGGCTAAGGTTGACAATGTTAAGAAGCTAAGTTGTCAATCAAACGGTACTAGTACGAGTGCCGCTACTTTGAAAGCTACGGTTCCACTCTCAGGCATAACGGGCGGCGTTAGTACCGTGGGCGCTGTCTTGGTTGTACTCAAAGAGCTTGTTGGGGTTGCTAACGGAATCTCAACTGCCCAAGCCGTAATAGATTTGACACTTAAGTTAGCAGGAGTGTCAAATGGTTCATCGACAGTTCAAGCTACTATTGAAACCGCTACACTACTTGCCGGTACTGCAAATGGTACAAGTACTGCCTCGGTTACTGTAGAACTTGGTTATGATGTACTACTTACTGGTTCATCGGCAGGTATAGCGGCAGTTAGTTGTTCTATAGATCAAATCCCTTATCATCAAAGAGGTTCTATTGATATGGATACAGGGGTAAAAGGAAGGGGTAGCATCCGCTATATAAAGCGGTTACTATAAGACTATGGCTAATTATTATGTAGCAAAGAATGGTAACAACGGATGGGATGGTTCAGAAGAGAACCCTTGGTTGACTATTAACTATGCTGAAACTCAGGTTGGTTCCAATGATACCGTTTACATTAAAGCAGGAACATACTCCGATGGTCGTATTACCTTTAGTGGTGTTCATTCCTCGGGGAATGAGTGCCGGTTTAGAGCATATGCAAGCGATACCGTAATCATTACTACCCGTATGCTCGTAAGTGGTGATTGGTATATCTTTGATGATCTTGAGTTTGTTACTAGTAACAGTTCCAGTTATACGGAGATAGAAGTTTCAGGCGACAACAATGTTTTTAACAATATGTACTCCCACGACTATACGGGCAGTCGATGGGAAGGTGGGGTTTATCTTATTAACCCAGCGAGCTATAATACCTTTAATAACCTTGTTCTTGTAGATGGTGGGGTTGTATACGTTCCAGGCATACAGCAAAGTACCCCAACTGGCAACCTCTTTTCCGGTGGGTCAATATCCTATACTAATGGTACAGGTATCCGTTTTGGTGGTGAAGGTAACACGGTTGAGGATATGGAAATACATGATTGTGGCTATGGTAACGACCCTGGCGCGGGTGCCGACGATTGTGATGGTATAGTTACTCATGGAGATAATCACACATTTAGAAATCTTAAAATCTATCATATTTTTAGAAAAATAGGCTCAATGCACACTGACGCTATACAGTGGTGGGATTATGCCGGTAATATAGTTATTGAGGGCTGTCAATTTGGTTCGGCCACACCTGGCGGTGTAAGCTCTGACCAGGGACATATACAGATGAACGGCGAGTATGCCAATATGAAAATTATCAACAATGTTTTCTTGGGTACTGGTGGGTTTTATACTTTTAACCATGATGCTCCAAATACATTTGACGCTGATAATTGTGTAATAAACAATAACGTATTCCGTGGCCTTGAGAGACCAAGGTATGACAACTACAACCAACGCTATTGGGAAATGAAAAACAATGTTATGTATTGGGATGGGCCAGATTGGGAAGCTGGAGCCGGTTGGGATATTGACTATAACATCTATGTTGATTCAAACGAAAGCCCGTGGGAAGGTGACAACTCACTAGAACAGGTATCGGATGCTGGCTTTATAAATGATAGCCTTAGCGCGGGTAATGATTATGGCTTAGATGGTGACTACCACTTGGTAGCTGGGGCTGAGTGTATTGATAGGGCTTACTCTAATGCAGCGACTACATTAGACCCTGACGGCAATCCCCGATATGACGACCCGTTGGTTACTAACAACGGCGGGGGTACGTATGATTATTATGATATAGGTGTTTATGAGTATCAAGGGGTAGGCGGCGGTCAGATAGAAACCTTAGCTGGCTCGGCTGCTGGTAGTTCTACTGCTGGTGTGTTGGCTATGGTCTCTATTCGTGAGTTACCAGGCTCGTCTAGTGGTGGTTCTACAGCATCAGCATACGTTCATGTAGCAGGTACACAAGAGGTTAGCGGTTCAGCTAATGGTGGTTCATCTGCCTCAGCTTCCGTTTTGGTACCCGGTATACAAGAGCTTGCTGGTCAAACAGATGGAGGTTCTACAGTATCGGCAACAGTTCTACTTGGTGGTGAGGTCACAATTGGTGGTCAATCGGATGGTGGTTCTACTGCTGGAGCCTCGATAATTATAGATAATGGCGGTGAACTATCGGCTACCCTTTTGGCCGATACGTACATAAGAGCAGACGGCCCAACAATCAATTATGGAAGTGACGTTGATCTTAGGGTTTACCGGGATGTTACTAATGATTGGTGTAACGCAATACTGCTACGTTTCGATTTTACTGCTATACCAGGTGGTCAAAAAATAGAAACAGCCCTTTTAAGTTTATGGTGCCATGACGACCCGGCTGCTGGTCAGATACTATATGCTCGACATCTTGAAAGTGTAGGCCAGGCTTGGACTGAGGGCGGGGCTACTTGGAATACTTATGATGGTGTAAACTCTTGGGATTCAGGTGCTTTCTCAGATTCCGATATACCGTCAGCTAATCAAGGTAGCGATACATCAACCGGTGTAGACGGTCATTGGTTTGACTTTTCAATCGTAAATTTGATTATACATGCTTATGAGAATCATGCCAAGATTCTGGAAGTAGTGGTTACTACAGATGAAGATAGTGAGAATAGAATCAATTTTGATTCAGATGAAGACCCTGGAGATAATGCACCAAAACTAGAGATAGCCTACTCGTCTTCTTTCAAGAATTTAGCCGGTCAATCGGATGGTAGCTCAACGGTTGGTTGTAACCTTACAAAAGAGAGTGTTCTTTATAGATACCCAGAAAGTGACGACCCAGAAACCGATGGTACTTTTGCTTATGTTCCATCCTCACCGGAAACGGTTTGGGATAAGGTAGATGACCCTTGGGAATTTTTCGATGACGATAGCACCTATGTTATTCACCAAAGTAACGAAACCAACTATACGGCTGATTCGACTGCTTTTGCTGTTCCTGATGGCGTTACTATAAGCAACCTAAGAATAGTAGTTAGACACAAAAAGATTGGTAGTGGGGCTGCTTCAATAGAAACCTCCATTAAGGTAGGCGGTAATTGGTATGATACCGATATAACCAACCCGACTCAAGATGTATGGTCTGATACTAATACCGACTATCCCAATAACCCAGATACAAGCCAGCCCTGGACAGTTGACCAGATAAACGGTATAGGTGCTAATGCTTTAGATACGTTCGGTTGGTATGTAACCGATGCCGACCCTGATGTTTATGTAACTAACGTAGCTTTGAGAGTTAGCTATTTTGGGGAAGTAAAGACCTTAGCCGGTAGCTCGGATGGCGTAGCAACGGTGAACGGAGCAGTTTCACCGATTCGAGGGTTAGCTGGAACAACCGATGGTAGTTCTACGGTTATAGCTGATCTAGCTACAATTCTAGTTAATCTTGCCGGAATAAGTAACGGTGTTTCTACGGTTACGGCTATACCGGTATTAACAATAGCATTGGTAGGAGCCAGTGATGGCCTCTCTACAGCCGGTGCTGTAATCAAGAGAACAAGCAGAATGATAGTGGCTAGTGATGGTGTAGCTACGGTTACCATTGTATTAAAAAGAATAAGAGAAATAACGGGGGCTAGTGATAGTAGTACCTCTACAACCGGGGCTGTTACCAACATTCTAAAAGAGGTTGCTGGAGTAAGTAGCGGAACCTCAACAGCCGGAGCCTTGCTTGGGGCCATAGAGAAACTAGCAGGGGCAACAAACGGTGTTGCTACTGTAGGAGCCTTGCTTGATGTTTCAAAGTATATTGATGGTGCTACCGATGGCTTAAGCACCACAACGGCAACGGTAAAAGTAACTAAAGGCTTAGTTGGTATATCTGTTGGTGCCGGTGTCGTTTCTAATATTCCATTAGAGATACTTAGTAAACTAGCCGGTATCTCCGAGGGTACGAGTACCGTTACAACGCTTGTTAAGATAACAAAGAAGTTTGTTGGTCAATCAGACGGTAATTCAACTGCTGCTATTGTAGGAATAAAATGTGCATTAGATATTAGTGGTGCATCTGATGGTACAGCTACCGTAGGTGCTAGTCTTACAACAGGTCAAGAGGAACTATTGGCCGGTCAGTCTGATGGACTGTCAACGGTTGCTGGCCCATTAGATATCACCAAACCGTTCATTGGCACCTCAGATGGCATAGCAACCGCTAGTGTAACGCTAGACGTTACAAGTAAACTCGATGGTCAAACTAACGGCATAGCGACCGTTGGCAGTGCCTTGAATATTCTCAAACCGCTTGCTTGTAGTTCAGACGGTACATCGACAGTTAGTGCTACGGTTAGAGAACTACAAGACCTTGCCGGTACTACAGACGGGCTATCTACAGCCGGTTCTGTCTTGGAGATAACCAAAAAGCTGATAGGCTTAGCGGTCGGTACCTCTACAGTTACGGGCAGTATTCTTAAGACACGCTCGGTAGCTGGTTCTGCCTCAGGTAGTTCAACCACAAACGTAATTGTAAAAGTAAGCAAGAAGTTAGCAGGAGCTTCAAACGGCAGTTCTACCGCTGGGGCAAGTATAACAGAGGCAACCCTTGTTGCCGGAATAGCAACGGGTAGTTCGACCGTAGCCGCAACAATCAAAGTAAAAAGAGAACTTGCTGGTACAGCCAACGGTACATCTAACGCTAGTGCTACGGTAAGTGAAAGGACTTGGTTAGCAGGTAGCTCAGTAGGCGGTTCCACGGTAACGGCACCGGTCAAGGTTACTAAGAAGTTTGATGGAATAACAAATGGTGTTGCGTTACTAACTGCTTTCTTGGATGTTACTAAAGAGGTAGCTGGTACTACTAACGGTATATCAACTGCCCTTGGTAACGTAATGATAACGCGGGGCGTTATTGGTGTAACGGCTGGTAGTTCAACGGCTATTGCCTTAGCAAAAATACTCAAGACACTGAGTAGTTTATCAGCGGGTACAAGTACTGCTCAAATTGATGTAGGAATACTAACTCCGTTTACTGGTAGCACCGATGGTATAGCGACTGTAGGAGCGCTTGCAAAGATTCTAAAAAAGATCGCCGGTCAATCAATTGGTCTATCCCAGGTTGACAATGTTTTGCTTAAGGTTGACAAAGAACATGCAGGTACCAGCGTAGGAACATCAACAACAAATGGGCTGGTTAAGGTACTTAGCAAACTGGTTGGTTCCTCTACCGGTACGTGTACTGTAAGCGCAACCCTTGAAGAAAGAACAAACCTGAGTGGTACGTCAAGTGGTACCTCATTAGTTAGCAGTAGCTTAAAGGTTAGTAAATTGATAGCCGGAGTTTCAAATGGGAGTTCCACAACAACGGCGGTTCTCTTAGAAAGTACTGACTTAGGGGGTAGTACTAATGGTGTTTCAACTGTTGGTGCTGGTCTCAAAGTAGAGAAGAAGTTTATTGGCGCAACCGCTGGAGGTAGTACAGCAACCGCTAGTTGGATTGAAGAAACCCTACTTGTTTGTGCTGCTAGTGGTAGCTCTACCACAACGGCAAGCATAGTCTGTACCCGTGGATTAATAGGACAATCGAATGGTCTCTCTACAGTACAAGCGGCCTGGCAAGAAAGAACTCTTTTACAAGGCAGTACAGCCGGTGGTTCTACTGTTACAGCAATACCAATGCTAAAAATAGTTCGTACTGTAGACGGCTTAGCTGCTGGACAAAGTACCGCTAGTGGTACATTCTATGTGCTGTTTGTGCTGTCTGGTGTAACAAATGGTACATGTACTATAACAATCGACAACCTGGCGATAGGTACTACCTTTGCGTCTGCCATAGCTTGTACATCAACGGCAACGCTAGACTTGGGTAAAACTAGGTACCATCAACTCGGTTATGTAGTCTGTTTCAGAGTAAGGGCTAGAGGGCGTATGGTTGTTATCCGACCAAAATAACGCTATAATGGAGGGCAAGATGGACATTTATTTCAAAGATCAAATACTTAGAATTACGGTAGAGTTTCGGGATAATAACGAAGACCTTGCCGACCCTACAACCATTGATTTCAGTTATCGAGTAGACCAAAGCACCATAACCGAATGGGAGTATGGAACAGACCCAGAGGTAGTAAGAGATAGCTTGGGGGTTTACTATGTTGATTTACTTCTAGATATCTCTGGTAACTACTCTTACCACTTTATTGCTGGTGGGGCAATTGAAAATGCAATTGAAGATACCTTTAGGGTGCTTACTGCTTTAGAGACCATTCCAATAGTAGAACTTGGTGAGGCTAAAGACTATCTCCAGGTTTCCCATACAGACGATGATGCCCTTATACAAGGGCTATTGCTTGGTATCGAGTCAACCATTAGGGAGTATCTTAAGAGTACGATTGAGGCAACAGAACTAACGCAATACTTTAACGGGGATACACCTTATATCTTGCTACCTAACATACCGATAGATGTTACGACAGAGGGCGTTGCCTTTACAGTTTATGATGATATCTACGATCAAGAGATAACTGATTCAGATATGTATCGAGTGGTTCCCTCTACCGGTCATGTTTACTACAACAATGAGGCGCAAAGGTGGCCCGAGGGTATCCAACGGTACAGAATTACTTATACCGGAGGGCTTGCTGTTCGTGATGACTACAACCTAGTGCTTTATCGAATAAAAACAGCGGAGCTTACTTGGCTAAGTGACTTATATTACAACCGAAAGGCATCGAACACTTGGGAGAAGTTTGATGATATCGAGGAACGTAAAGAGCTTGAGTACATGCCTAAGCGAGTGGAGACTTTTCTAGTTGGGCTGGTGGATGTTACCAATGATTTTTAAGGATAGAGTAGCCCTTTACCAACCAGATGAAACCTTTGAACATGGAGAGTTCGTAAGGGATAACTATACTTACCAAGGGACTGTTAGGTGTCACCTTAAGTTTGAAGCAGATGAAGAGTTTACAGCTCAACGTAAACAGACACTTAAGGAAGCGGTAATGCTTTTTGAATGGCAAGAGTACGCTTTATCGTTTAGAGACATTGTGGAGTATGACGGGGTATTCTACCGTTTACTGACTGACCCCTTACCCATAACGGGCATGAACCGTACCTTTTACAGAATCAAACTTTTGGAAGACCCCAATGTGGTGATTTAAGATGGCAGTCTACAGAGAAGATCGTGCTGGTCGAGCAGCCTTTGAAACAAAGATGGATGTATTGTTGTTGGCTCGTATGGAAACCGCTTGTATATATGCAGAGGGACGGGTTAAGGATGCGCTTAGTCAAACAGGTAGTGGTAAGACATACAAGATAGAGGGTAGGCACCATGTAGCTTCTGCTCCAGGTGAGCCTCCAACCGTATTAACCGGTGACTTAAGAGCGAGTCTTGACCATTGGGTAGCCAAGCTTGGTAGAGAGATTGTTGGCATAATTAGTGTTAATACTGAATACGCTCCCAAGCTAGAGTTTGGTACTCGAAAGATGGCTCCAAGGCCATTTATGAGAAATACAATATATAGCGCACTACCCGCTATTTGGAGAATAATTAAGGGGGGAACGTAAATGGCTGACTTCAAAGCGATAATTAGAGGACTACGGGGGTATCTTGCTAATCAAATAGCTGCTCCTCCATTGGCTCTTTGGAGAACAAAACCGGCTGTTTTCACCTACCCGGCACCTCCAGAGGCAGAGCCTCCCTATATTGTTATATTTCCTATTGTTATTGCATCGGACGATACCCATGATACCAGAGGTGAAAAGGCTCTTTATCAAATCAACCTATGGGCAACTAGGTTATCTATAGCAGACGATATCTATACTCTGATAGATAACTCCCTTCACCTACAAACATTTCTGATTGCCGGTTACTCAACCATAGCAGTACAACGGGTACGCGGGATAGCACTCTTGCCTTTAGAGCCAGGGGAAGAGCTTACTGGCCTATCAGCCGACTACCAAATTACTGTACAAGAGTAGGCTATTTATAGTATAATAACCAAGTGTAAGGTAACTTACTAGAAAGGAATGAAATACAATGGCATTTTTCGCACAAGGAACCACTTTCTCTATTGATGATACACCGGTTGCTGAGCTTACGAAAATTGATGGCCCGGCTGCAAAGCGGGACGATGTAGACGTAACCAGCCATGATTCCTCAATGTGGAAAGAGTTTATTCCTGGCCTGATTGAAGCTGGAGAAATTGATTGTGAAGGGAACTACGTACCGTCTGATGCCGGTATGTTGAAGGTTATCAATGCGGTATCTAATGATACTACTCTGATAGCTTTTTCGGTTCAGACTCCTCAGGGTTACGGCTTTTCAGGTAACGGGATGCTCACTAGTTTTAAGGTTTCTTTGCCGTTTGACGACAAAGCAGAAGTTAGCTTCACTTTGAAAATCAGTGGCGAACTAGTCTTTGATACAACTTTGAGCTAAAACTAAACCGATAGGCAACTAGTAAAGGAGAACTAAAATGGCAGACGAAAAGAAACTCTCGAAGCTGCAAAAGAAGAGTATCGAAATTAAGGTAGACGAGGATATCTTTTACTTAAGGTATGACCTCAACGCTTTGGTAACTCTAGAAGAGTGCTATGGAGATATCGAGGCAGCTTTTGATTTCGAGGAAAATCCAGGGGGTGCTATAGGTAAACTCCGTAGGGTTTTGCATGTAGGGTTGCAAGCCAACCATAAGGGTATTAGCGAGGAAGAAGTAGGCGGTATGTTTACTATGGATAACCTGGCTGATTTCCAAGAGGCTATTGGCAGGGCAATGGAAACAGCAATGCCTGAGGTGGACGAATCAAAAAACTCGAAGACTCCCAAAGACCATTTGCCCAAACAGGAAGCGGCAAAGAAAAAGAAGTAGATTGGGGTTATCTAAGACATAGTTATTTAGTACTTTGTGAGAAAACGGAAAAGGATTTTTGGGAGGCAACGTATCGAGAGATTAACATAGCGCTTACTGCTGCCATGAAGTTTGATAGCGAACACACACTACCCTTGCTGGCTGTCCATGCCACTTGGGTAGCTGTGCAAATGGGTATGGTAAATAACAAAGGTAAGCCCTTGTCTATGGAGAAGCTGCTTGGTAAGAAAGAAACAGCCGAAGCAAGCGGTGGCCCAATGACTCGTTCAGCTATGATGGCTGAGGTGACAAATTTGGCTGAGTTTAATGCTAGACAAATGGAGAAGAAAAAAGAAAAGGAAGAGGGTGTAAATTAATTGGAACTTGGAGGACATCTAGGTACTCTATTTGTTGATATAGTAGCTAGGAATAAAATGAAAGGCGAGATAGGCCGCATTGGTAATCAAATGCGGGCTGCTGGTCGTGTAATGACTAGGTATGTTACCTTGCCTATTATTGCTGCTGGAGCAATGGCCGTTAAAACGGCTGCTGAGTTTGAGACTTCCATGCGTCAAATTGCCGTAGCTACCGGCGCTCCACAAAAAGAACTCAGAATAATGGAGAAACTAGCTATCAAGCTAGGTGCCGATACTATCTATTCTGCCAATGAAGCGGCAGAGGCTATGTTAGAGCTTGCTAAGTCAGGCATCAACCCGGCACAAATTAGAGCCGGTGCTTTGAAAGAAACATTGAACTTGGCTGCTGCCTCAGGGCTTGATATGGCTAATTCAGCGGTTGTCATGGGAACTACCCTCAATGCTTTCCATCTTCCTGCTACAAGGGCCAAGGAAGCTGTCGATGCGCTTGCTGGTGCGGCTAACGCTTCAAGTGCTGAGGTATCTGATATCACGCTTGCTTTGCAACAGGTATCCGCTATGGCCTACCAATCAGGGCTTAGTATCCAAGAAACATCCGCTGTCCTAGCGGTGTTTGCTGATGCTGGTATCCGAGGCTCGGATGCTGGTACATCATTCAAGGTCTTCCTCCAAAGACTTAACCCGGTAACTGGTAAAGCTAAAGAACTGATGGATAGCCTTGGTATGAGCTTTTACAAGAACAACGGCGAAATGAAACCGATGGTTGGAATTGTCAAGGAACTCCAAACAAAACTTAGTGGTATGACTCAGAAACAACGTATGTCTACCATGCAAGTCCTCTTTGGTACAGATGCTATTCGAGCGGCTGCTGTTCTTTATGACCAAGGTGTTAAGGGAATGAAGAAATATATCAAGGAGACCTCCGAGGTTGGCGCTGCTTCCAAAATGGCTGCTGCTCGAATGGGCGGTATTGCTGGAGCTTTGGAGCAATTACGTGGTAGTGTTGAAACCGCTGGTCTAATTATTGGTAAGTTACTTGCTCCCTCGATACGGGTTGTTGCTGGATTCTTAAAGAAATTGTTTAACGCTTTTAGCGCTCTACCGAAACCAACACAGAAATTGCTTATATTATTTGCTGCTATATTGGCAGTAATTGGGCCTTTACTTATTGTCTTTGGACTAATGGCTAGTGCCGTAAGTGTAATTATGAGTCATGCTTTGCTTCCCTTTATCCTTATACTTTCTCAGGTAGGTTTAGTAATTGCCGGGGTTGTCGCTGTTGGATATGTTCTTTCTAAAATGTGGAAATACCTCATACCTATTATGAAACCGGTGATAACTGCTTTTGGGCATATATGGGATTCTATTAAGGAATTGTACCAACTACTTAAACCCTTGCTAATACCGGCATTGAAACTGGTTGCTGCTATAGTTGGTGGTGCTATTCTTATAGCCTTTGCTGGTTTGGCATTAGTGCTTGCTGTTATTGTTAATGTTATCGCTGGAGTAGTTAAGGTATTTGTTGGTCTTGGTAAGGTTATTTGGGGGGTTGGAGAAATACTTTGGGGTTTCATAACTGGCAACCGTAAGCTCATGGCTAAGGGTGTCAAGGATATGACCGCTGGCTTTTCCCTCATGGGAGAGGGAGCCAAGAATGTTGTTGTCGATAGTGCAAAAGCAATCTATGACATTATAAAGGGTACCGTTGAAGGGATAGGTGGTATGCTTGGTGCAAGCATGGACAAAGCAGCTGCCGAAGCTAATAAAGGCGGTAAACAATCTGGTAAGAAATATAGTGAGGGCCATGAAAAGGAATTATCAAAAGGTCGTAAGAATAGAGAGAAAGAGGACGATAAGGCCCATGACAATCGTAAGAAGAAAGCTGAAAAGCAAGGTGAAGAAGTAGGTGAAGCTTGGTCAACTGGTATGGAAGGGGGCTTAGTTGCCTTACAATTTGATGTTAGCACAAAAGCCCAAAAAGCAGATGAAGAGGAATTAAAGGCTGGTCTTGCCCGAAGAAAGGCTTTTTGGGAAGGAATTATTAAAGGTGACTTTGAAGCAGCGGAAAGGCTGTTGAAAGATGCTGAAAAACATGATAAAAAAGCTGCTAAACTCAGGGGTGAAAAGGATAGTAAAGAAATAAAAGCCCAAAAAGAGCAGGGCAGAAAAGCGAAAACCCTCGCTTCACGTATAGCTGATGCTGCAAACACCTTCCTTAAGAATAATTTTAATAAACAGTCTGGTATCTTTTTAGCTAGTCGTAAACAGCGCAAAACATTACTAAAATATTTCCAAGATGCTGAAAAGCTGGCTAAAAAAGCTCATTGGAATTGGGTAGCAGATGCCTTTAGAACCGCTAAGGAAGCGTTAGCTGCTCTTGACCGTTCGTTTAATACTGGTGCAAACGAAAGGAGAAAAAGTCACCAAGGTAAACAACTAAGAGATACCAGAGCATTTTTCAATAGTCTAAAAGAGATTGTTCGCTTGGGATTCTTTGGCCCCGATGGTGTACTAAGCCAATATCGTGCGTTTGGTAGGGCAGTTATAGATTGGTTAAACAATTCCTTCCTTGCACAATGGGCAAAAAATAGAGAATACTGGAACGTATTGGTACTCATTACCAAGGATGGCGTTAATAGAGTTGTAGCCAGAATACGTAATAAGCTACTTCGTTTTAGAAAATGGTTATTTAGAGTACCACGTATGTTTTTCAACGCCATAGTAAAAAGAATGGGTTGGTTATATCGAGCAGGTAAGAAGCTTGTAAACCAAATGATTAAAGGAATCAAAGATAGACTCAAAGCCATTGTTGGT